TGATTTTAAAGTTGAAGATAATTGGGTTAGTTTACTTGAGATACTTTTACTTACAGTTATAGCTGCATATTTTGGCGGCAGAACCATAGAGAAGACAAGAAAGAAATAATTCCTATCTTTGTTAAAAATTAAATTAAATGGCAAAATTAACTGACAATGAGTTGTCGCAGATTAAAGAATTAAATTCTGAGTTTGCAAAAAACAAATCAGCGATTGGAGATTTAGAACTTCAAAAGCGAAGTATTTTTGAGAGGATGGATGTTATCCAAAATGAGTTCTCAAAGGTAGAAAAGAAACTGATGAAAAAATATGGTGAAGATTCCGTTGTAAATTTACAAACAGGAGAGGTCACTAAAAAAGAATAACCATGGGTAAGATAAGTACATATGCAAATATAAGTCCGGTAACAATATCGGATAAAGTAATTGGAACAGATGTTGGGGGTTCTCCAGCAGATCAGACAAAGAACTTCTTAATAGGAGACATTCTTACTTTGTTCCAATCTAACATCACATTGCAGAATGTACTTGATGCTGGAAACACTGCAACTCAAAGTATAATTCTTTCAGGAGACATAACTCAATCTGGAGGAGCTGTTACATTAGGAGGTACTGTAAAAGATTTTAATGGTAACCTGGGTAACAATGGTGAGACGCTTGTATGTAATGCAAGTGGTCAACTTGTTTTTGGATCGGGACTTACTAATCAAAACCTAAGTCAAGTTTTAGCTGTAGGTAACACTGCAACGAACGATATAAATCTTACAGGTAATTTAAATCTTGTAGGGAATATTGTTCAGACGGGTAATGTTACTCAAACAGGAGACTATGCTTTGACAGGAAATATTACTATGATAGGCGATCCTGACATAACAGGTGATGTAACCCATTCAGGGAATTATCTATTTGAAGTTGGTCAGTTCACCTTTGAGGGGACATCTACAATTCTTTTACAGGGTGCAGTTAAAGATTCTACCAGTACATTAGGTTCTAATAGGCAAATTCTTGTTTCAGATGCAAGCGGAAAAGTTACTTGGCAGAACAATACGTCTACCGTAACTACAAGTCCTTTGACTACAATAAACTTGACTCTTTCAAATTCTGAAGGAGTTCTTGTTACAACAGCAGCTACAGCTACAGATGCAAGAATACCTACTAACGCAGGAACAGCTTTTATTATAGGAACTAAAATCACCATAATTCAAGAGGGCGCAGGACAAGTTACTATCACACCAACAGCAGGAGTTACTCTTTACTCTGAAGGCGGCAAGACCAAAACTACTGCTCAATACTCGGTGGCTCACGTTGTAAAAACAGCAACTGACACTTGGTATGCTTATGGAGACATAACAACATAAAAATGAAATGATACGAAAGGTTTCTATAGGATCAGATTATAAGGCCGCCATGCATTATGTGCTAGGTCAATCTGTCTTAGGAGGAAACTATACAATACATTTGATTCAGGTGGATGAGAAATTTGGAAACACAAAGATTTGGATAGAAGCAAACAATGAGGTTGTTCTTTGGAAGGAGTTCAGTTCATCGATGCCAATATCTATAGAGTACAATATAAATTTTTAATATAATGAAATCACCCCATTGCTTTATTGTAAAGCCAATTGGGGGTAGACGTTACGACAATCTAAAGAAAATAGGAGGTGTAGATTTTATAACCTCATCATCAAAAGAAGACCATACTGTTTCAAATAGATTTGCTGAAGTAATTGAAACGCCCCTAAGATATTCTGGAGACATTCAAGTTGGAGACACCTTAGTAGTTCACCACAATGCATTTAAGTTTTATAACGATATGCAAGGTAGAGAGCGAAGTGGTAGAAGTTTTTTTAAAGAAGATTTATTTTTAATTGACGAAGATCAATACTTTGCACATTCTCACAATGGAGTTTGGAAAAGCAGAGAAAAATATTGTTTTGTAAAACCTATACCCCCAAAAAAATACACAATAGATAAAGCCATAAAAGAAGAAGAGCTTGTTGGTGTGTTGAAGTATGGAAATAAATTTCTATCTTCAATGGGAGTAAACGAAGGAGACGAGATAGGATTTGTTCCTGATTCAGAGTATGAATTTAAAATTGATGGTGAAAAGTTGTACCGGATGTACAACCACGCAATATGTGTGAAGACATGAATGTAGATGAATTAAAAAAACAAATCATAGACGCTGGTGAAAGGGCGGTAAAGCAATTGATAAAAGTTGCTAAGGAAGATATTATAAAACCCGATCCCGATGATGAGCTTGCAGCAGATAGATTAAAGAATGCTGCTGCTACAAAAAAGTTAGCGATATTCGATGCGTTTGAAATACTCACAAGAATTGAAGGAGAACGAGAGTTGTTAAAGAAAGGAGTAGATAAAGTAGTGGACTCCAAACAAGGATTTGCAGAAAGACGAGCTAAATAGCATATATAAAGAGGTGTTCGATGTAATACCTACTACTGTTCTAAAGAATAAGAACAGATTAAAGTCTTGGCTCTATGGTTACAATCACAAATATGACATTGTCGTAATATCAAAGACTGGAGAGATAGGCCCGATATACAACATTAGTGGTCTGCTTGTAGCACTTCCAAAAGTTCCATCTAATCCAACATCAAGAAGCAAGGTAAAGGGTGACCAATATTGGGAGAGGCAAGACTATCCAAAGCAGTTGTCTAAAATAAAATCGATATTCCAATGGAATGAAATGCCTTCAGCATTTAAAAACTTATGGGTAGATTATATTGAGACAGAGTTTGATCGTAGAGAGTATGGTCATTGGTTTATGCGTAATGGTGAGCCTACTTATATCACTGGGTCTCATTATATGTATTTACAGTGGACAAAAATTGATGTGGGATATCCTGACTTCCGGGAAGCTAATAGAATCTTTTACATATTTTGGGAGGCGTGTAAGGCTGACCATAGATCATTTGGAATCTGTTATCTAAAGATAAGACGTTCAGGATTTTCATTTATGGCATCTGAAGAATGCACCAACATAGGTACTCTAGCAAAAGATGCTCGTATAGGCATCTTGTCTAAGACTGGAGCTGATGCTAAAAAAATGTTTACCGACAAGGTTGTTCCTATATCAAACAACTATCCATTCTTTTTTAAACCCATACAAGATGGTATGGACAAACCAAAAACTGAATTAGCATATAGAATACCAGCATCTAAGATTACAAAAAAGAATATGTCTACCATAGATGAAAATGATATGGAGGGACTAGACACAACTATTGACTGGAAGAATACTTCTGATAACAGTTATGATGGTGAGAAACTACAACTATTAATTCACGATGAGAGTGGTAAGTGGGATAAGCCTGATAATATATTAAACAATTGGCGTGTAACAAAAACTTGTTTAAGGTTGGGAAGCAAAGTTATTGGTAAGTGTATGATGGGTTCAACTTCAAATGCGTTAGACAAAGGGGGTGGCAACTTTAAAAGCCTATACAATGATTCCAATGTAAAAAATAGAAATGCCAACGGGCAAACCAAGAGTGGTCTATATAGTTTGTTTATTCCAATGGAATGGAATATGGAAGGATTTATAGACAAGTATGGTAATCCAGTATTAAAAACTCCCGAGAAACCTATTCAAGGTATTGATGATATGTTAATTGATATAGGTGCAATAGATTATTGGGAGAATGAGGTTGATTCTTTAAAGTCAGATCCTGATGCATTAAATGAATACTATCGTCAGTTTCCTAGAAATGAATCTCACGCATTCAGAGATGAGAGCAAGCAATCATTGTTTAATCTTACAAAGATATATGCTCAGATAGATTACAATGAAAGTTTAATAAAGCAGCAGTTCTTAACTAGAGGAACATTCAAGTGGTTAAATGGAGAGAAGGATACTAAAGTCGTGTGGACTCCTGACAATCGTGGCAGGTTTTTAGTCTCTTGGTTGCCTAGTGTAGGGTTACAAAACAACATTATAACAAAGGGTGGAAGAAAACTTCCGGGTAATGAACACATCGGTGCGTTTGGATGTGACTCCTATGATATATCCGGAACAGTTGGTGGTGGTGCTTCTAATGGTGCGCTTCATGGATTGACAAAGTTTCACATGGACGATGCTCCTACAAATGAGTTCTTCTTACAGTATATTGCTCGACCTCAGACTGCTGAGATATTTTTTGAAGAAGTATTAATGGCCTGTATCTTTTATGGTATGCCTATACTTGTAGAGAACAACAAGCCTAGGCTATTATATCATTTTAAAAACAGAGGGTA